TAAAATTTACCCTTCAGTATAATACTATTTAAAGTTGAGTAAGGATTATATCTTTACTAAAATTTGGATAGGTGTATCTGCATTTGTCCAAAAGACACAATAAAACAAAATGGAGGGTTTTTATTAATGTCATACAAATTTCAATTAGGACCTGCTCGTTTGAGCGGCTCCTTAGTTCAAGAAGGCGATGTCGATCTTGCTGGTGGAATGAAAATTTCAGGTTCACTAGTTTTAGGTTCCGACAGAGCTTTACAAAACTTGGCATCTGTATCTGCTTCTGCAGGCATCAGTGGTTTTACTGGTACTTTCGAAGGCGGCCTTAATGTTGGTGACGCTGTTGTTATCGATGAAGATAGACAGCTTAAAGCAATCGCTTCTTTAGATGCGACAACTGAGGCTACAATTGAAGGTGCAATCGATACTCTTGCTAACCTTGCTAGCATGGGTGGTTCTGGAAATGAGCTTGAAGCTCTTGGTTCACTTGATATCGCTGAAGGTCTCAAGATCGCCAACACCTCAGTTATCTCTGCAGCGCGCGCTGTTTCCAATGTAACTTCAGTTGCAATGGGTGGTGCACTTAGCGGTGTGACTACAATCGCAGCTAGCAGCCTCGCTAGTCTCGACGGCGGAATCAACACAAATGATGATTTCACTGTTGATACTGATGGTAATGTTGTTGGTGTTGCTGGAACGTTTAGCGGTCTGGCTTCTCTTGACGGCGGTATTAACGTCAATGATGACTTCACAGTTAATGCTGACGGCGCTGTTGTTGCTGTAGGTATTAATGCTGGTGGTGCTGTTTCGGGTGTTACGACTCTTGATGGCTCTGGTGACCTTACTATGGGTACAATCACTATGACAGGCTTCACAGTTGATGCTGATGGTGATACTGTTGTTAAAACTGTTTCTGGTTCTGGCGCCGTTAGTGGTCTTTCTTTGGTCATCGGTGGTGCAGGTAACAGAGGAATTGATGAGGATTCTGTTGCTTCTCTTAACGCTATTAACGTTAACTCTGGAGGTATTACTAATGCAGGCGCAATCGCAGGTGCAACCACAATCTCTGGTTCTGGCGCACTTTCCGCATTCTCTGCTACTTTTGAAGGTGGCCTCACAGTTGGTGGTTCACAAATCATCGATGAAGACAAGGGTCTCAAGAACATCGCTTCTTTAGACGCTACATCTGAAGCTACAATTGAGGCTGCAATTGACACTCTTGCTAACTTAGCTAGTATGGGTACAAGCGGTCAAGAGCTTGAAGCACTTGGTTCACTTGATGTGGCTGAAGGTCTTAAGATCGGCAACACTCAAGTTTTCTCTGCAGCTCGCGCTCTTTCGGGTGTAACTTCAATTGATGCTTCTGGCGACCTAACGGTTGGTACAATCACAAACGCCGAGTTCACCGTTGATGCAAGTGGTAACACTGATATCGATGGTACTTTAAACGTTGAAGGTGTACCTACCTTTCAGGCTGCAGCCGTTTTCTCTTCTGGTATTTCAAACGCTGGCGCCATCGCTGCTGCAACCACTATTTCTGGTTCTGGTCGCGCGCAAGCGTTCGACGTAGTTGCAGAAGGTGGTTTCCTCGTTGGTGGTAACAAAGTTATCGATGAAGACAGAAAACTTACTGTTCTTAGTAGCTCCGTATCAACTTTTTATGGTTCTGGCAATGCTCAATTTGCTAGCGGCGTAAGAGTTGAGGGTGCTGCACTTTTCGATGGTGCGGTTACTCTTGGTAACGCAGCTGGTGATGATCTTACCTTAACTGGTCGTGTCGCCTCTGCTATCGTTCCGAAAGCAGATAGCACTCACAACTTGGGTAGCGACTCACTTCGTTGGGATACCATTTACGTTGACAATATCGTTGGCGCAAACATCGTAAAAGATGTTGAAGCAAGAGCAGGTGGTCAAACTATCTCCGCTGGTACAGAGTTCGCTCTTATCACAGCTGGTGATGGTGTAACCGTCACCTTGCCTGCAGCTTCTGCTGGTAAGTGCTTGCATGTTAAGCTTTCATCATCAATCGGTGATGTTATTCTTGCTGCAGCTGCTGGTGACTTGGTTGAAGCACAAGCATCAATCCGTCTTGAATCTACTGGTTCAGCGGTTAACCTTGTTGCTTATGATGCAATGACCTGGTTCATCGTCTAATATCTAATTGCTAGATACTTGAACTTAACAAATTTTGGATGCCTCCTTAACGGGAGGCATCCTTTTTTGTTAGAGACAAAAGAAATTAAATATCTACTTATATAACAGAGAGGATAAACTATGGCATATAATGTTTTAAAGGGTAATGTTTCAGGCTCAGTAGATCAGCACGGCAATCAAGAAATTGACGGAATCAAAACTTTTCTTAATGTGGTCAGTGCTAGTATGTTTTATGATACTGATGCTAAGAGTCCTTGTGCTACTGAAAATAATGTAGCAATTAAAAAATTAAAAGCAGATACTCAATATGGAATTTTAACATATGAGGGAGGCGGAGAAGCAAAAAGCCACTATAATCTATCCTTTGATGGCGTCACGCTCAGAACCGATAAGGCAATTATTAACTCACTAAGTGGAGACGGTACCGGCCTATTAAATGTGCCGGCCCAATATTTGTCTGGAAAGTTATTAGCCAAGAGCATCAATCTTGGAACTGGTTTAGAAGATCATCGCGATTTATTAAAAGTTAAAACGAACGAAGGCATACACTCTGATGAAGATGGGCTGTCATTAAACTTGCTGCCAAATGGCGGCTTATCAATCAAAAATAAAAAACTATCACTTGATTGTGAAAATTCTCAGGATGTCAAGGAAGCAGGTCAAAATATTAGTGACCCGGATTTACTTTTAATATATGATGCTTCTCGCGGAGAGACAAGACACAGCACTCTGAAAAATTTGTACGACGGATTCTTAAATGGAAAAGTTCCACAACCCGGCGGCCAAAAAAATAGCGTCCAATATAGAGGAAATAAGCATTTTGAGGGTGCCGAGCACTTCACTTATGATCCCGCCAGTAAAACCGTACAAGTAAAAGGCACAGTTAAAAGTTTAACTTACCAGTCGTCAAGAAAATTAGAAGCAAACGGGCAGTTTCATGCTAATGGCGCGGTATACGCAGGAATAAAAAAAGTTTCAGCAAAAGAATACGAAATACAGGACACAGATAATACGATATTGTTTGATACAAGCGACTCTAAAGTAACAGCCCTGCTTCCTCCTGCTAGGGAATGCCCAGGCCGCGTCATTATTATCAAAAAAATTAATAAAGAAGATGACAAGTATAAAATACGTGGAACTTATTCATTAACAATTAAAACCGAGGGAGAATTGATTGATTTTTCTAAAGAAATTAATATTAAATCAAACTACTCAAGCAGAACATTACAGTCAGACGGCAACAAATGGTGGATTATAAGCAAGAGTGGTTCATAATATTGGCGTTTTGCAGCAAAAACCACTATTTATTTTGAATTAGTATTTTTTTAGGAGCACCTGTATGTCTAATTTATTAAAGGAAGCGATTGTAGACGCTAAAGCACTCAGAGAAGCAGCACTTAAAAGCGCTGAGACAACAATTGTAGAAAAGTATTCTGATGAAGTTCGCGAAACTTTAGAGAAGCTCTTAGAGCAAGATGAGCTAGCAGCAGACTTAGACTTGGGTGGAGAAACCGCAGCCCCAGAAGCTGCTGTTGCGGAAGAAGGGTCCGATGAAGAAATCGTTGATGATGTCAATTTGGCAGCCACGGATAATTTAAATAAATCTGATGGTTCTGGCTTGAATAATCTGCCGGATGAAGGCGAGCCCGTTCAAGTAACTGTTAATTTAGATGCTCTTCAAGAGGCAGTTGCAGCTTTGGAGTCTGAGCTTGAGGAATCTGAACAGTTTGAACTTAATGAAGAAGACCTTCTCAATATCTTATCTGAAGACGATGAAGAATTAGAAGAAGCCAAAGGCGAAAAAGGCGATGCCGATCCTCTTGACGGAGAGCGTGCTAAGTTTGACAAAGATCACGATGGCGTTCCAGATGGAGCCGATAAAGACAAAGATGATCCAGACATTAAAGAAGAATCCTTAGATTTTGATAGTATTGTAGATGCCATCACCGAAAAGCTTGAAGTTGATATGGGAGCCGAACTTAGTGGTTGGGCCGGCGCATCACAAGAATATATGAAGCACGAGATGGAGCGCGAGATGGCCTCCCGTCGTAGCACAGAATTAGATGAAGAATTAGAAGATTTGAAAAAAGCTCAAGAAGAGTTGGTTTTTGAAAATAGCCAACTTAAAGAGAGCTTAACACAATATAAGCAAGCAACAACAGAGCTTAAGGAAAGTTTACAAGACGTAAACCTTTCTAATGCTCGCTTGCTTTACACGAACCGTGTACTGAGAAATACCTCCTTAAATGAGCGACAAAAAGATAAGATTGTCGAAGCGATTTCCAAAGCCGGTTCAGTTACAGAAGCAAGAACGATACTTGAAACACTTCAAAGTACAGTGCAATCCACACCTAGTCGTGGACCAAAATCGCTGAACGAAGCAATTACCCGTCGTTCTTCTGTACTTCGTGCCTCTCGTAAAGAGAGCACAAACTCTGATCCTTTCAGCGAAAGGATGAAGAGACTAGCTGGAATAAAATAAAAAATAAACAAAATCATTATATAAGGAGGTGATTAAATTATGGCTGGTATTATTGATAGATTAACCGAAGGTATGGTTAATCGCGATATGCGTGCCGAAGGTCACGCATTACTAGAAAAGTGGCAGCGCACCGGACTCTTGGAAGGTCTCGGTGATTCACGCGCCCAACACGGAATGGCTCGTTTGCTTGAGAATCAGGCGAAGGAACTTCTTCGTGAGGCTAGCACAATGTCCGGTGGAGATGTCGAAGGTTTCGCAGCCGTCGCATTCCCAATCGTTCGTCGTGTTTTCGCCGGCTTGATCGCAAACGATCTCGTTAGCGTTCAGCCCATGAGTCTCCCAAGTGGACTCATCTTCTTCCTCGACTTCACAACATCTACTGATGGCCCCGGACTTCCTCGTTTGGGTTATCCAAACGATGGTTCTGGTTCCGAAGGTTCGCTTTATGGTGGACAGGTTGTTGGTTCCAAGTTAACAGGTGGTGTCGATCTCTCTGGAGATGGTGCAGAAGAAGGTCCATACGGACTTAACAACGGTTACGCTTCCCCAACTGGTTCTTTCCAGATTGATAACGGAGACGGTGCTGCAGCCAACACAACATTCACGCTTATTGCTTCGGGTGTTGCTGGTCAGGCAGCTGGAACCACAAACGGTGCATACTCTTTGAGTGCTGCTGATCAGGCCACTCTTGATACACTAACAGATTACGATCCAGATCTTTCTGGTTCTGTTGTTTGTGTTGTTGAGATTACAGGCTCATCCGCACTTAAGCAGCTTAATATTCAGAACCTCGCAGCTATTGCCTTGGCTCCAGATGATCTTTCTGGCGTTAATGCTAATCAGCCCGATGTTCGTGCAGCTGCCAAGCTTGTTCGTCGTTTGACTAAGGTTTCTAGTGGTTCTACTACTCAGGATCCTAGCGTCGGACCTGCGTCCTCAAACACCGGTGGTTACAAATTGACCATGGTATTCCAGGGTGCTTCTGGTTCTGTTACTATGAATGGTGATGGATCTGCTACTGGTAATGGACTTCTTCCTGCTGTTACGGGAACTGTTGCCACGCACCTTACATTCGCTATGCCAATTGGTGATCAGTTTAATGCATCTAATGCACTTGGATCTGTCATCGGTGCTACCGAGTGGGGACTTGAAAACAACGCCAACATTCCTGAAATCGACATCAAGGTGGACAGCATCGCTGTAACCGCCGTGACGAAGAAACTCAAGGCTAAGTGGACTCCAGAGTTAGGTCAAGACCTTAACGCTTACCACAACCTTGATGCGGAAGTTGAGCTTACAAGCATCCTCTCTGAGCAAATTGCTTTAGAGATTGATCGCGAGATTATTTCTGATCTCATCCGTGGCGCTACTGCAGCCACATATTACTGGAGTCGTGCTCCCGGTCTCTTCGTGAACCGTGAGACTGGCGTTGAACTCGGTGCTAGCTCTGCTGCTCCCGATTTCACCGGTACAGTTAGCGAGTGGTACGAGACACTTGTTGAGACAATCAACGATGTTTCTGCCCAAATCCACAGAAAGACACTCCGTGGTGGTGCTAACTTCGTCGTCTGCGGACCCGAAGTTGCAAACATCCTTGAGTTCACTGCTGGATTCCGCGCATCTGTCACAGCTGATGATGAGAAGGGCTCTATTGGAGCTGTTCGCGTCGGAAGCCTTTCCAAGAAGTTCGATGTGGTTGTAGACCCCTACTTCCCACGTTCGGTAATTCTTGTTGGTCGTCGTGGCGGAAGCTTCCTTGAGAGTGGATATGTATACGCACCTTATGTGCCGCTACAGACTACACCCACTATCTTTGGACCAGAAGACTTCGTGCCCCGTAAGGGCGTGATGACGCGCTATGCCAAGAAGATGGTGCGTCCCGATATGTACGGCTTGGTTGTCGTTCAGGGTCTCCTCGGTCAGGAAGGCGCAACTAGCTAAACTCTAGTAGCCAAATAAATGTAAAGCCTCCGTCGTTTGACGGGGGCTTTCGTTTGTCTAAAACTACTTATAGGTGAGTCGAAAGGCTCAACCCGTGTTTCTGTGACATGATTATAAATGGTAAAACCAAGGGAGGGTTATAAAACTATGGGTACAAAAAGAATAGGCTTGGCTAGAACCCAGGCATTAATTGAGAATTTGAAGAGAGAATTAGATTTCGGGGCTGGAACAACTTTTCGCGGTCAAAGAATGAAAGCTGAGACTGTGAGCAGCGTGGGAACTTATGCTGCGCCGTCCAAAACTATGTTAACTGCTGATTCAGGAATGGTGTTATTTATTGACTGCAGCACAGTAAACATCGTAGTTCAACTACCATCGCCAGAGGCAGGCTTTCACTGTAAGATCATTATGGCAACCGCTTCTGATAACGAGGCTACAAAAGATTTTGTTCTTACAACTGGATCTGATAGCACTGATATTGGTGGTCATATTCGCCAGGGTGGAAACTCCGTAATCGAAATTACTAACGCAAGTAGCTGTGTTGCTTTTGATACAAGCGATGGGGCTGTTACTGTTGGTGATTGCCTGGATGTGTATTGTGACGGAACTGATTTCTACGTTGTTGGAACCACAGTCACAGCAGCAACAATTGATATTGCTGATGCAGCTGATGGTCACACATTACCATAATTTGCTTTTGTCTTTTTTGGCTCCCCTGTTCTACAGGGGAGTCTTTTTTTTCAAAATGTCGATCTGTCAAATTTTTTCGCCGGCAAATTTTTGAGATTTTCGCTTTTTTATACTAATTACTACACAAAAAAGGAGTTTTTTATGGGTAAGAAAAGAAGACTAAAAGCCGCTAAGGCAAAATTTCGTTCAAAACATTCAAGTCACCCAAGAATGAGGCTTTTAATGAAGAAAGCTGAGACTGAGGTAGCTGAAGAGGAAACGAAAGTTGTTGAAGCTACACCCACACCCGTCGTAACCACCCCAGAGGTTAAAGCAACACCAAAAATTGTGGAAACCCCAACGACCACGAAGGTAACGACGCCTAAGCTTACTAAAACTAAGAAAACGGCGCCAACACCTCGCAAAAAGACAACAACAACTAAAAAAAGAACCACAAAAAAGAAAACAACTAGTGCAACTGCATAAATAAAGTTTTTCTTTGTAAACGAGCCTCCATCTTGCGTGGGGGTTTTGTTTTATGAGAACTAATTACACATGGAGGACTTTATATGCCTATCAATATGAATCCGCAGTCACAAACTAGTGCGGTTATATTACCTGCCTCTGGCGCTTCAACGCCAGCCGCCGGCCAAACTGTTAAATCTGCATGCCCATTTGGTATTTATACTGGTTCGCTCGATTTTATTACGGGCGCCGCAAATCAAGTGGATTATGTGTATAAAAAGCTTGGCGGGGATGTGGTCGATATAGAGCTTACAGTTGATAACGTTTATGCAGCTTATGAAGAGGCTGTTTTGGAATATTCGTATATTATTAATCTTCATCAAAGTAAAAATTCTCTTTCAAGTATGCTTGGTCACACAACCGGAACATTTAATCATAACGGAGAAATCAACTCTACCGATGGTGTTACTAATGGAACAAATGTGCAACTAGCGTACCCTAGATTCCAGTTTGCGTCCGCCAAAAAAGTTGGCGATGGTATGTCGCAAATTGGCGGTTTGGGCGGCACGATAAGAGAATATTCTGGCTCATTTGCGCCGTCTGTCGATCAACAAGATTACGATCTTCAAAAAATTATTGAAGATGCGTCATCTTCTGGCGAGGATGATAGTGGTCAGACCGTAGATTATGCCGGAAAAGTTGACAGCAATCAAAGAATAATTATTTCAAAAGTTTATTTTGTTTCTCCTCGCGCTATGTGGCGTTTTTACGGCTATTATGGCGGTGTTGGCGTAGTAGGTAATTATTCCACGTATGGCCAGTTTGCTGATGATTCAACATTTGAAATTATTCCTACATGGCAAAACAAAATGCAAGCTATTATGTACGAAGACTCAATTTACACAAGAACATCGCACTATTCATACGAATTAATAAATAACAAGTTGCGACTTTACCCGACCCCAAGCTACTGGTCGATGCAGTTAGATAGAATTTGGTTTAGGTTTTATATTGAAGAAGGACCTTGGAAAGAACCCGATGGATACCATGACGGCACCTTGGGAATTAATAATATGAATACGCTGCCTTTTGAAAACCTTCCTTATGAAAACATTAATTCTATGGGCAAACAATGGATACGTAAATATGCGCTAGCCTTGTGCAAAGAGATGTTGGGACAAGTTCGTGGAAAGTTCACCACAATACCAATCCCAGGCGAGAGTGTCACATTAAATCACGCCGATCTGCTTGGTCAGGCTAAAGAAGAACAAGAACAACTCAAAACAAGTTTAACAGAGCTACTGGCCACTATGGAATACCCTGAGCTTGCTAAGAGAGATACAGAATTGACTGACGCAACCACCGCAACGTTTAAAAACTCTCCATTACCAATATTTGTAGGATGATAACACATGGCAAATGAATGGGATCGACCTGAAAATCCGCCACCACCATTATTTCTTGGCAAGAAAGAGCGCGATTTAGTAAAACAGGTAAATGATGAACTTATCGAAAAGGTTATCGGACAACAGATCCTTTATTATTCGATCGACATGGAAACAACAAACTTTCACGAATTATATGGAGAGGCGATTGAAAAAACGTACCTGCCACCAGTTAGAGTATATGCACTTGTCGAATGGAAAACGGAACAAACCGAATATTTGGCGGGAGCAGGGATAGATAGAATGTGGGAAATTACTGTGCATTTTCACAAGCGAAGATTAACTGAAGACCAGGATTTGTTTGTAAGAGAAGGAGATTTTGTTTTGTACGGAGATCATTACTATGAAATAGTTCAGTTATCTGAGCCCAAACTGCTATTTGGCCAAACCGGTAACGAATTTGAAATTGCAGCTGAATGCAAGCGCGCAAGAAAGGGGCTTTTTGATGCTACCTAATAATTTTGATTTTGCGATGTTGCCAACGGGCAGCGCAGACTACTCATTAAAAGAAATTGGAATGCTGTCCTCTACTATTGAAGACATAGATTACGCAATTGTATCTTTTATTAAAGAAGATTTAAAAATGAGATCTACAACAAACGATGGATTTAATGAGGTACCAGTTTTATGGCAAACACCAGAAAGAGCCTATCAAATCAAAAACGATAAAAATTTGAGAGACAAAAGTGGCGCCTTAAAACTACCTGTTATTGGTGTCGAGAGAACTGGAATTACAAAAGACCCCACTCGTAAAGGATCTTTTCAGGCGCATACATATTCTTCTGATAAAGATGGCCGCGCTGGCCGCTATGTTATAGCTAAGCGAATAGTCCCAGACAAAACTCGTAATTTTGCCGTTGCCACTAATACTAGAAATGCGCAAAAAACTGGAGGCACAAAGCAAAGATACTATCCCAGAACAAATCAAAAAGTAGTTATCCAAACTTTATCCGTACCTATCCCGGTGTACGTTAATGTTGATTATAAAATTGTAATAAAGTCTGAATATCAACAACAAATGAATGAGCTTATTGCTCCTTTTATAGCGAGAACAGGCCAAATTAACGCATTTGTTATGCGTAGAAACGGTCACCTTTATGAAGGTTTTATTGACCAAGGCTTTACACACTCTAATAATGTTGCAGATTTGGGTCAGGACTCAAGAATGTTTTCATCAGAAATAACGATCAAAGTATTAGGATATTTAATCGGAGAAGGCAAAAATGACGATCGCCCTATTGTTAGAGTAGACGAAAATACAGTCGAGATTAGTTTTCCACAAGAACGCGTTGCCCCAATCGGCGTTCCGAATATTTTTGGCGATATTAAGAGTTAAAATAATTTATCACTTCCTGAAGTTTGTTTTGGAGACTTTTGGGATTAAAAATACTATTTAATTAATGATTGCGCTATCATTTGCAAGAAATTATAAGAGGAAAGCAAAATGTCAGTAAAAAGTTTCAAGTTCGTATCTCCTGGAGTGTTTATCAACGAGATTGATAATTCATTTATCCCAAAGTCTGCACAGGCCATCGGCGCCGCTGTTATCGGCCGATCTGAGCGTGGGCTAGGGATGACTCCCGTTAAAGTGGAATCATATTCAGATTATGTAAGAGCGTTTGGAGACACCCAAGGTGGCGGTGGTCTTGCCGGCGGTGCTAACGATGTATACCGAGATGGTAACTTTACAACTGCTATGTATGGAACATATGCCGCCCAAGCTTACTTAAGAGCTAATGTGGCGCCTCTTACATATGTTAGACTTTTAGGACAGCAAAGCACTAATAATGATTCAGATGGCGGCGCCGCTGGCTGGAAAACATATTATGATGTTTCAAACTGGGCTGATGACGAGGATGGCGGAAGATTCTCCACAAACGGCGGTGCTTATGGTATGTGGATTTTCAGTTCAGGATCTACCGTAGATTGTGGAACTGGAAGCTTAGCAGCCGTTTTTTACCTTGAACAGGGTGCCGTCGCATTAAACGGAACAATGAGAATTGCTAGTAATGGTGGCCCTGATTCAACTGACTATGCTGCAGCTGATACAGTAACATCATCAACAGGTGTAATTATTGGTTCAGATAGTTCAGGAAACTTTACTTTAGTGTTTAGCGGCTCAAGTTACGCGGAAGATAAGATTTCAATCAACTTTGATGATACATCAGATAATTATATTCGCAAAAAAATCAACACAAATCCAACTCTTGTTACAGCATCAAATGGCTCTAACATGGACTTTTATCCAGGTGCGACTGAGAAAAACTATTGGCTCGGTGAAACATTTGATCAGAAAATTAGAGACCAAGGTCTTGCAGGTGTTGAGGCTCAAGCAGTTATTCTGCCTTTGCAAAACGCTACAGGAAAGGGCGCCCACAATATGAAGGGCCAGGCCTCTCGCGAAGCAGTCGCGGGGTGGTTTATTGGCCAAGACCTTGGCGCCGCAGCATCTTTTGTGCCTTTCAATCAGCAGAAGTTGTTCCGCTTAAAAGGCCGCGGGCACGGTGAATGGCTGCACAAAAATGTCAAGGTCTCAATAACGAACATTAAAGCCTCTACCTCAAAATCCCGCCAATATGGGTCTTTCTCTTTGCTTCTAAGACATATTTCAGACACAGATAGCAGAGTCGTAACATTAGAAAGATTTGACAACTGTAATCTTGATCCAAGTTCCCCAAACTTTATCGCTAGAAAAATTGGCGATAAATACCTTTCCTGGGATGATACAGAAAGAAGATTAAAAGAATATGGCACGTATGAAAACAGATCCGAATATGTTTATGTTGAGATGAATCCAGATGTGGATGCTGGTGTTACAGATGCAACATTACTTCCATTTGGATACTTTGGACCTCCTAAATATAGAGATATTTTTCAAATTAGTGGATCCGGTGGACAAGCGACAGCAGGTGACGCTAACCACACAGATCCTTACTGGAAGGGTCTTAAAAATAATTCATATATAACTGCTTCCAGTCCCGATTATGGACACAATAGTGACTCAACTAGTGCCGTAAATGTTATTTCAGGCGCTTTTGCAGCTGCACTTTCAAAAGGCGGCGCCAACACCCAATTGTCCGATGGGGCAATTAACTCATATACAGGCTCATTTACATCAGGGCACGTAAGATTAAGATTATCAGCTTCTGATGGCGGCCTATCTAATCCTACAGACGCCTATTTTGGAATGCAAACAACGCGCGAAAGCGGAAGCACACTTTACGATCATAGCGTGCCCGATTTCCACAGGCTTCTTTATGCATCCTTCCCGGATGATCCTGTTGCCGCTGGGTATTATGGTACCACAGGAATTGAGGCATGGTCTTATGTCTTCTCTCTTGACGATGTTGTGTCCAAGAACACTCAGCAGTTTTATTATCTGTCTGGATCTCGCGCTCGCGAGGCTTCATACACCACAAGCAGCTATGAAAACCTTCTAGATGCGGGATATAACGCCTTTACAGCTCCTTTCTGGGGAGGTTTTGACGGGCTAGATATTCACTACCCTGACCCCTTCTATAACGCCGGAATGTCAAGTAACTCTACAGACGATAATGATTATGCATATTACACTCTTAAGAGAGCTATCGACACACTAGCAGATCCAGAGTATGTTGATATGGACTTATTAACTGTCCCCGGCTTAACCTTGGATAACTTAACAACTCACATGGTAAGAGTGTGCGAGGAAAGAGCGGATACTTTAGCGTTAATTGACCTTGCAGACGTATATCTTCCATTCTGCGAAGGATCTTACACCTCTAGAAGCACAAAGGCTTCCCGTGTAGCTACAACACCAGATTCTGCCGCAAGCGCATTAAGAGATAGAGATATCGATTCTAGCTATGGCGCAACTTTCTATCCATGGGTGCAGACACGGGATGGGCTCACAGGCCAGATGCTTTGGGTGCCTCCCACAGTTGCTGTATTAGGCGTTCTCGCCAGTTCGCAAGCAGCTACAGATGTATGGTTTGCGCCCGCAGGATTTAATCGCGGAGGCCTTACAGATGGAGCTGCCGGAATTCCAATTACTGGAGTTACTGAAAGATTAACGTCCAAGCAAAGAGATACGTTGTATGAAAACAACATCAATCCTATTGCCTCATTCCCATCAACAGGAATCGTTCTATTCGGACAAAAAACTCTTCAGAACGACCAGAGTGCACTTGATAGAATTAATGTACGACGACTTGTCATCTTCCTTAAAAAGCAGATTTCGATTCTTTCAACACAAATTCTCTTTGAGCAAAACGTGCAGTCGACTTGGAACAGATTTATCGCACTAATTGATCCTTTCTTGGCTAATGTTCAGACCAGATTTGGTATTACTGATTACAGGCTTGTTCTTGACGACAGCACTACAACCCCTGACTTGATTGATCAAAACGTGCTTTATGCTAAGATTATGGTCAAACCAGCGAGAGCTATCGAATACATCGCAATTGACTTCGTAATCATGTCAACAGGAGCATCATTTGATGACTAAAACAACGAATAAACATTTTGAGACACTAATTAAAATGTATCACGCATATAGGAGATTTTAGAAAATGCCATTCTGGACAACTGATCACAGCGCAAACGCGGAAATTAATGATCCAAAAAGAAAATTTAGATTTATTGTTACGCTCGATGGCGTTGACGTAGACGGCGGTCAAGCTTGGTTTGCTAAAACAGCCAACAAGCCAAGCTTTACAATTGCCACAACTGAGCACAAGTATTTAAACCATACTTTTTACTATCCTGGTTCTGTTACCTGGAATGATGTTGAAATTACCCTTGTCGATCCGGTTGATCCTGATATGGTTGCAACGTTATCTGATATAGTTGAAAGATCGGGCTATGTTCTTCCTAATGCAGCCGGCGATTTGACCACTATGTCTAAGGCCAAAGCATCAAACGCATTAGGCGCTGTAACAGTAACACAGCTTAATTCTGATGGCGACGGCATCGAGACTTGGACTTTAAAAAACGCCTTCATAATTGATTTAAAATTTGGCGACTTAGAATACGGATCAGATGATATTACCGAACTAAGTATGACTCTTAAATATGATTGGGCCACGTGCACGGTTGCCGACACCGGCGGCTCTAAGGCTAAGAACGGAACAGCTGTTGGTGCTACTGATAAGTTCTTCGGTACCGTTGGTAACGTATAAAACAAATTTGATAATTAAATAGAGAGGTGTATATTGTCAAGAAATAAAGATCGCACCGGAAACACCGGTCCTTCTCACGACACACCAATAATCCCCACAACTCAAGACACTACTAGTGATGGTGGATTTTCGTTTGTCGTGCCAACCGATTTTGTGGATTTGCCGTCCAAAGGCAAGTTTTATCCAGAACATCACCCACTACATAATGTCGATAGCTTAGAGCTGCGACAAATGACTGCAAAAGAAGAAGATTTGCTAACTTCTAAGACTCTTCTTAAAAAAGGTGTCGCAATTGATAGATTGCTGGAGAGCCTCATAGTCAATAAAAAAGTTAAAGCCGATAGCCTGCTTGTTGGTGACAGAAATGCTTTAGTTATAGCCATTCGAATATCTGGCTATGGAGAGCAGTACACAACTCAAATTACATGCCCATCATGCACGCATGTTCAAAACAAGACATTTAATCTTTTTGAGATTAAAACACAAAATGAAACAAACTTGTCTGCTCTTGATGTTATTGATAATGGCGACGGCACTTTTACAACTCAGCTGCCAAAAACTAAATTAAATGTTAAGTTTGGTTTGCTTACTGGAAAGCATGAGAAAAATTTAATGTCTGGTATGAAAATGGATAGACAAAACAATAAACATGAGAGAGCGATAACAAGGCATTTAAAAAATATTATTAGATCTGTTAATGATAATAGCTCAGCCGAAGCGCTCAATTACTTAATCCAACACATTCCATCGATGGATTCAAGACATTTACGTCTAGCTTATAAGTCCGCATCTCCTAACGTCGAACTTAGAGATATGTTTGTTTGCGAGAACTGTGATTTCGACCAGGAGATGGAGGTGCCGCTGACTGCGGACTTTTTTTGGCCTGACCGATGAATATTCAGAGTCTATATACGAACAATTTTTCTTTTTAAAGTATCATGGCGGTTGGTCTTTTGCAGAAGCATACAACTTGCCTGTGCCTTTAAGAGAATGGTTTGTAAAAAGACTAATTAAACAATTAAAAGATGAAAAAGAGGCCGCTCGCCAGGCAAGCAAAAGCCATGGCTCTAATTCACAAACATTAACTCCGTTTAATCAACCCCCGCCTCCTAAGATGATGGGTTGATAAAAACGTTTGCTTTGCGTTTTTTTTATAAAACTATTTACTTAATATACGTGAGGATTGTTGATGGCTGATTTTGCCGATATTGTCAAAGCTATAAAAAATGCTAACGAGAGCGAAAAGAAAGCTCTTAGAAAGGCGCTCGGATCCGAAGGTGGCCCAGCCAAAGTAGATCCTTCTCAGGACTATAAAAAACAAGCTGAGGATCTTGAGGCATATATTAAAAAAATGGAGGCCTTGGGAAATTCTACTCAAGCCCAAGTTCTCAAAGCTCAGGCGATTGTTGAGCAGAAAGAACTAGAAGTAAGAGCAGCGCAACAGGCGATACAATTAGCGGAAAAGTTTGAGCCTCAATTAGCGAAAAATCTTGAGATAGCAATAAAAAATCTAGAAGCTGCAGAAAGCACGATCGCAGCGTTTGAAAAAACAGCTAGCAGAATACAAGAAAATAATGCCCATGCCAAAGCTTTTGGTAGCACACTAGTTGGTGCTATCGCTCCGTTTCAAAAGCTCAACTTTACCGGCACTCTTTTTGAGATTGGCCAAGGCTTTTTTAGCGCAAAAGAAGGCGCAAAAGACTTTTTTAAAGAATTAACTTTAGGGCTTATTGATTCAGTTGTCGGTGGGCTCTTCGATATGGCCATGCAATTGGATTCTATGGAATCCAATATTCAACGTGCTACAGGTGCCTCAAAGGAGTTCGCGCAAGGTATGGTTGATGGCTCAGATGCGATTGCACAATATTATGTCAGCACCGAAGAATTTGAAAAATCTGTAGTGGGCCTTTATGGAACGATGACTGAATTTTCAGGACTTGAAAAAAGCTTGCAAATTCAATTAGCTGAAACTGCCTCAATATTAGGCAAATATGGAGTAAGCGCAGAGGAAATGGGCCAAGCATTTCAATTTGCAAATAAAATTATGGGTCAGAGCGCTAGCCAAGCAGCAGCTACCGGTCGTGAAATAGCAGCTATGGCTATGGATATTGGCGTTCCTGTCGATCAAATGATGCAAGACTTTAACACGATGATGCCAGAATTGGCTAAACTAGGGCCGACAGCGAGCGATTCGTTTAAAGCACTAGCGAGAGAGGCCAAAAAGTCAGGTCTTGAAGTCCAGAAGATTTTAAACTTAACAAATAAGTTTGATACGTTTGAAGACGCCGCAGAGATGACCGGTAAACTTAACGCTGCACTTGGCGGCAACTTTGTAAATGCGATGGATATGATGACAGCAACAGATCCAATTGAAAGATTTGAAATGTTAAAAGACTCACTTGATAATGCTGGATTAAGCTTTGATGAGATGTCGTATTATCAAAGAAAGTTTTTTGCTGAGCAAATGGGTCTCGACAGCGTAGGTGATTTAGCTCTTATGATGAGTGGAAATATGAGCGGCCTTAAAGATGAAGTTGGAATGACATCTTCAGAATACGAAGAGATGGCAGAAAAAGCCGCAGAACAAGCAACTCTGCAAGAAAAATTCCAAGGAACGCTGCAGCAAATAATGAGAGATCTTATTGACTCTGGATTTTTAGAATATATTCACGAAATGTTTGACGAATTTAGAAAGTCTGGCGGTAAAGACGGAGTGATAGCAGATTTTGTCGACACAGTAAAAGACATAGCAACCGTAATAAGAGACATGATATCGTCTGATTTGTTTAAGTGGATGGTTGAAAATATTGATTTAGTAATTTATGGATTTATGACCTTCAAAGGTATTCAGATGGTTAGTTATGTTGGCTCCTTAGCCAAAGGCCTGAAAGGTCTTGTCAGCGGAATTGCGGGAGCAGCTGGCAAACTAAAGGGGCTTGCGAAAGGGGCCTCGGATGTTGCCGAAAATGTCACCAAAGCAACTGACGCTGCAGCAAATCTATCCGATGCGGGCAAGGAAATAGTCGACAGCGGCGCCGTTGATACTGTGAAAGATATGGCTGGAGGTGCTACAGATTTAGCAGATGCCGCACCAGAAGCTGCAGCTGGTCAACAACTTATGAATGTGCAAACTGCCGAAACGGGCGTGGTCGCTAAAATTGCTTGGCCAGAAATTCTTGCTTTAGGCGGCGCCCTTCTTCTTATGGGCGCGGGTGTTTACTTAGCTGCTATCGGAATGGCTGAACTAGTTAGAGCTTTTGAGCCTTTTGAAGCAGCCGAAATTTTATCAATTTCCTTGGCTCTTCTTGTGTTTGGCGTAACACTTGCAGGACTGGCCTATATTATGTTTGGAGCCCTGCCAGGATTAGCAGTAGCATATCCGGTTATTTTAGCGCTAGGGGGTGCATTTTTATTGATGGGCATAGGAGTTGGTATTGCGGCATTCGGGCTTTCATACTTAGTTGATTCATTTGCGAATCTAAGCGCTGATAAAATTCTAGCGACCTCGGTTGCGTTCCTTAGTTTAGGTGCAAGCCTGTGGGGTTTAAGTTTAGCTCTTAATGCTCTGGGTAGTCCTTTGGCATTCTTAGGCTTGGCTGTGTTAACGGGCGTTGTGTTAATTTTGACAAACGCTATGGAAGACTTACTTACTATAATTGGCACTCTCGATGAAGGCGCACTTAAGCCTTTGGGGGCAATATTTGAAGCGATGGGGGGCGCTGATACTAAAAATATTGAAACAGCTACCAAGCAATTTAAAGAAATTGCCAAAGTTTTAAAAGAAGATATGGCTGATGTTAGTGTAATAACAGAAATGACCGAAATGCTAATTGAACTTAAAAATGCGGGCAACGTACTATCTAAAATGTCAACCAGACAAACTTCTAAAGAAAGAAGCGTTCAAATGACAATAACACTTGATGCTGCTGCAACCGATAGCTTGCTAAATGGAAAGACCGCCGAAGGCACAGCAATTTTGGCAGCAAAAGCGTATGGACAACAATAAGGAGATATGTAAATGGCTGATAAAATAATTTTTGATGCTACAAAATTTGATAGAGCTAATGATGACGAAAACTATGGTTATTTTACTGATGGATCGGATGCATATGCTAATCGAGGAATGGTTATTGGGTTTCATCACGTTCCAAGTGGTAAAGAAATTTATTTTAAAGCTGCACTTAGGGCCTATAACGAAAGCTATAATAGCGATTGGGTGAGTGAAGCCGTGTATGGTAGAGCAGATCCTATCAGGCTGTTCAAACAGACAGAAAGATCAATTTCTTTATCTTTTGTTGTGGCTGCGGCAAGCAAGGGAGAGGCTTTTGAAAATTTAGCAAAGGTTGGAGATTTAATTAAGTTTTTATATCCTTATTATTCTAACGTGGCTGATGCCACTACCATCGGACAGTCGCCTCTTGTTAGAATCAAGCTAATGAACCTTTTATCCAATACCCAAGGCTCAGGAACAAAATATTCAGGATTAAGCAAGTCTGGTAACTCATCTGCGGCTGAAGGACAATTAGGGGCAATCACAAATATTGCAGTTAATCATAATTTAGAAAACAA